ATATTATGCCTAATTTTAAGCCTAAAGCAAATAAAAAAATAAAAATAGATAAAAAATCAACAATAACCTTGGATAGTAAACATAATGAAAAAATGCTGGAGTTTTATAATATTAAAGAAATAGTTATTCCAGAATTATATGCTAAAAAAAAATATTTAAAAAAAAAGATAAAAACAACAGATAGTATAGTTAAAAAATTAACCTTTGTGGATGAAATTAAAGAAATTAAAAAAAAAATATTTAATTTAAAAAAAAAAAGAGATGATTATTTTTTGGAAAATTCAAACATTATTTTTGATTATTTTGAAAAAAAGAAGAAGGTATCTGAGGGTGTTGATATGGATAAAAAAAAAGTATTGCATGATTTTTTTAATCCAAATAAATGTATAAATACAAAAATATCTGATGAAACAAATATAACTAAATATCTTATTAATTTGGACAATAATTATTTGAATTTAAATAATTATATGGTAAATTATGAAACATGTGATAAATGTTCGGGGGAATGGATACAAGTGGACTTTAAAGGACTTGTAATATGTAATGGTTGTGGTATTCAAAAACAATTTTTGGTGGAACATGAAAAACCTTCTTATAAAGAACCTCCTAAAGAAGTATGTTTTTATGCTTATAAAAGAATAAATCATTTTCGAGAAATATTGGCCCAATTTCAAGCTAAAGAAACTACACAAATCCCAGATGTAGTTATTAGAGATATAAAGGACCAAATTAAAAAAGAGAGAATTACTCTGGAACAAATGACAAATAAAAAAGCCAAGGATATATTAAAAAAATTAGGCTACAATAAATATTATGAGCATATTCCTTTTATAAAAGATAAATTAGGTATAAAACCTCCTATTATGTCGCCAGAATTAGAAGATAAATTATGTAATCTTTTTATGGAAATTCAGAAACCTTATGCCAAACATTGTCCGGATGATAGGGTAAATTTTTTAAATTACTATTATGTTTTATATAAAATGTGTGAATTACTAGATGAACATACTTTTTTACCTTTTTTCCCAATGTTAAAGGACCCTATAAAAAGAATAGAACAGGATGAAATTTGGAAAAAAATATGTAAAGAGTTGAATTGGGAGTTTGTTCCTACAATTTAACTACATAAACCCCCTTGCGACGATGTTTTAAATAGGTTTCTTCGGAACATTTATATAGTTAAAATTAATATAATATTTAAATAATTTTATATTAATATTTTAATAAATTAACGAATTAGAACGTTTTGTCGTAAGGGAAGCCTACATTCGTGGAAAGCCGACTAAATTTGCCCCAATACCGAAGCCTGCACCGCTACGAGCCGAAACAGCCATAGAAGGCACATATGTATCAAGAATACTAAAGGTCGCTGCGGCTGTCAAGGCAATAAGGGCAACTTCATCAAGTTTGAGTGATTTTTTAGGGATAGCATATGCGGCAATAGCTACCATGACACCTTCTACTAAATATTTGACTGCTCTTCGTAAAAGTTCTCCTAAATCTAACATTTTTGCTAATTTTTGAAGCATTATAAATAATAATAAGAAAAAAATATATATTAAAATTAAAACTTAAAATGATTAGTCTTAAGATAGTATAGAATGTCGAAAGAAGGTTTTATTCGAAAAAAAAAAGCAGACGGATTAACAAATCCCAAATATGTTGATTTATTAGAAGAAGATAAACCACTGGCTGGACAAAAATTTGTATGTGTTTCATTTGTTTCACCAGAAAATATTTTAACACAAAAAAATCATTTTTTTTTTAAGGAATTCCTAAAACACTATGATTTTTCAAAATCAGTTGAAAAGTTTACACAGTATTTAAATTTTTTAAGTTTCAAATATAATATGAAATTTGATGATTTAATGGAGGATTTTAATGATTATACTAAAAGTGAAAAAGAGACATTTCCCAAAAATTATGTTTCTGATGAGTATAAAAACTTTTTGGATGCAAATGAAGATAGATTAGATGATGAATTTAATAAAGAATACAATTTTCAAACCAGTACTAGAGGATTAAAAATTAGAGGGACATATTCTACTCAAGAAGAAGCCGAATTAAGATGTAAGTTATTAAGAGAGGTGGACCCAAATCATAATGTTTATGTAGGTCCGGTGGGAATGTGGATGCCTTGGGAACCAGAAGCGTATAAAACAGGACGTGTAGAATATTTGGAGGAAGAGTTAAACCAATTAATGAGTGAAAAAAATAAAAACGAAGAATGTGCTAAACAGGAATTTGAAAAACGAGTAGTCGAAGCAAAAAGAGATGCTATAAAGAAAAATAAAAAATTAGCTAGAGAATCTGGTGCGAAACTAACTCAAAATATTGATAAAGATGGTAATCTAATTGGTATCAATAATACTATAGAAAATATATTAAATTCAAACGAAGAAGTTACGTCAGCGGATATTAGAAAAGAGTTATTTGAAGGGAATAATATTGAAAAAAACGGTGCTGCAAAAAACGCAATAGAAAGAGGATTAATACCAAATGGGGATAATGTCAAAATTACAGAGAAAAAAGATTAATTTTTAATAATTATATAATTAAAATTATTAAAAATCACCATTTACTTTTTTTTACATTGATTGCTGGTCCTTTTCTACCTCCTCTAGGGTCAAATGGAGCATCTTCCTCATCGTCAGAATCCAATCCTTGGGACATTTCCCAAAATTCCTTAGAACCCAATTTGAAATCTCTATGTGCAACAGCTTTATACCAAAAAATTTGGTCTTCAAGTTTATTTGATTTTGCATTGTTTGCTACAACTAAACATTCATAATTTTCTGTACATTGGTCCATGACTTGGCAAAAACTTTCAAAGGTTGGAAACATTCCGGCAAAATTTTCGTATATTCTTTTTCGATTGGCAATATATGGTTCTCTTAGAATAAATGTATAATCTATATTTGTTCTAAGATTTGGAGGAACGCCTAGGGGATACTGCATAGTTATTATCAACATTACCTTCCAATGACGACCATTCATGAAAAGTAGTCTCATCAACTTTTCTCTGGCCCATGTATTATCGTATAAACAATCATCTAAAATAACAAATGTTCTAGGGTCAATATTTGACCTACCATATGCTTGTTTTTCCTTTTTAACTTGTTTCATAACTATTTTTTGTCTTTTTAATATATTTTCAATAATAGCTGTATTATATTCGTCATGAATAAATAATTTAGGAACCATTGCTCCATAAAACCCATTTCCGGCTTCTGTCCCGGAAATGACTGTACCTATAGGAATATCTTGATGATAATATAATAAATCTCTTACAAGGAAACTCTTTCCTGTATCACGACGCCCAATTAACACAACAACTGGTCCTTGATTTTCATTTGGTTTGAAGCTTATTTTTTTCATATCAAATTTTTTTAATTCCAAATTCATTTTGCTATAATTAAATAACTTACTTATTTTTTCCCTTTTTTACGCATAAATTTGACTAAATCAAATAAAAATGTATATTAAATGTTTGACATTAATTATAATAAAAATAATAATAAAAATTTATTTGAATATTTAGAAAAAAATGGGTTTTCTAATATCCAAAATTACATACCATTGTATTCTTTATATTTTTCAATAAATGAAAATAATTATAATAATATTAATTTGAATAATAAGTCAGCTATTTATAATATTTTAAACCGGACAGATAACAATAATTTTAAAATAAAATTATTGGATACAAGAAATAATACAAAACATACAGTGAATTCTTTTTTCAAATTTTCACCATTATTGGATCCAGTAAAATTTATGGTAGGAAAATATAAACATATGTCAGATGATATTTTGTGTTCCCTGCCTAAAAATATTAATAATACCTGTTGTAAAAAAGTTTTAGATACCAATAATTCAGCATATGTTGATAGTTTTTTTTCATACCTATCCTCCAAACTAAATACTGAAATGGGATTTATACATGGAATACAATTTTTTGGCTCATTTTTATCTGTACAAAATGAATTTAAATTTAATATTTATGATGATTTAGAATATTTATTTGATTCTCCTTTTTTTCATGAAAATAAAAATAAACTTTTCGACATCGAAGATATAGATGAAGAAAAAATATTGGAAAGTGATACTAGAAATTATAGAAAAAAAATAAAGTTGGAAACCAATGATGAAAATATTTTAATATTAAACGACGATTTAGATAATGAAATTTTTGGGGGATTATTTGAGAAATTAACAATGAAAAATATACAAATTCATAATTCTGATATAAAAGAAGAATATTCTAATGAAAATCAACTGGGAAAAAAAAATCAAAGTGTCAAAAAAACAAATTCAACGTGTTCATCTAGGTCTTCTAACACACACGAAAGTGAAAAAGATAGCAGTATTGAAGGTAGTGAAGAACAAAGTGATTCTGACGATAGTTTAAATAATTCACAAATGTCTGAATATTCAAGTATGGAAGAGGATGAAATTGTAAACGCAACAGTTTATAATTTCCCTGTTCAAATAATATCATTGGAAAAATTATATAATACGTTAGATTCTTTATTAGAAGACGAAGACAAGGAATTAAATGGAAACGAATGGGCTTCGTGTTTATTTCAGATAATAATTATTCTTATTACATATCAAAAAATATTTAATTTTACACACAATGATTTACATACCAATAATATAATGTATTGTAAAACGGATAAAAAATTTATAAATTATAAATACGATAATATTTATTATCGCGTTCCAACATATGGAAAAATATATAAAATTATTGATTTTGGAAGAGCAATATATAGTTTTAAGGGAAAAACAATGTGTAGCGACAGCTATCATCATAAGGGTGACGCGGCTACACAATATAATTTCAAACCCTATTTCAATGAAAAAAAATCTAGATTAGAACCCAATAAAAGTTTTGATTTGTGTCGATTAGGTTGTTCCTTATTTGATTATTTTATAGAAGATATTGAAGAACAAAAAACCATAAAAGACCCAATTGCGAAGCTTATAATAGAGTGGACAAAAGATGATAAGGGTAGAAACATCCTTTATAAAAAAAATGGCGAAGAAAGATATCCAGAATTTAAATTATATAAAATGATAGTTAGAACTGTTCATAAACATTTACCCGAAACACAATTATCAAATAAATTATTTAGTCCATTTATTTCTTCAAAAAGAAAAATAAAAAAACAGAAAATAATAAATATTGATAAAATGGAATCTATGTGTTAAAAGTAATATTATTGGTTAATATCAATAATATTATAAATTAAAAATCTGGGTTATTTGTGAAAACTTGTGGCACTTTTGTAGATATTTCTGACGCACCCAATTGTTTCATAACAAAATTACCCAGTAATACACTTAAATATACCAATAATGTATCTCTAGCTAATAATTTCACTGGTTTGTTCTCCTTCAAAATAAATCTCATCTCAATAAATTTAAAAATTAAATATGCCGTTGAGACGGCAAATCCTATCAAATATATTGAATTTGACATTTATATAATTATTTAAAAATATTTATATAAATGTAACGCATTAACCTAAAACTTCTATATCGTCTAAAATTGGGGGAATCTCTAATTTAAATTTTTTATCTAAATTATGAATATCTATTTTATCTAATTCTAAATTAGTATCACTGAAAATCTTTATAGGAGAATCGTCAAAATCATCGTCATTATCATCATCGGCTTCTTCTGCTTTTCGTTTTTCGTTAGCTTCTTTAGATATTTTTTCTAATCTTTCTAAAGTTTTCGGTGCCTCTACTTCGGAAGATTTGTTTGTACCCATATCTAATACAGAATCTTTGTCGTTAAATTTTAATTTATTTACAATTGATTCTTTGGGTTGAAATGCTGTTTCTGAATTATTTTTATCTTCCTGCATAGGCGGTGTATGTATAATTAAATTAATGTTTTTTTCCGGTGTATTTTCAGAAGAATTTGTTTCTTTAACAATATCATTCTTGGGTAATTCATTTGGTATTTCCTTACTTTTTTCACTTAACTCTGGTTTATCTAGTGTTACCGAATCTTCCCTTTTTATGATGGTTCCGCTATCTCCATCCTGAACAGTATTGTCCTGTTCTAATTCTTTTTCTAATTCTTTTTTCTCTTCTTCATCTACGGTTTTTTCAATAGTTTCTTCAATAATTTCTTCATCTACAGTTTCATCTATATATGCTCGTAATATTGCTTCTACAGGCATATTATCTCTTATAACATTTAAAACTGATTCTTGACACATTAATTCTGCTTCGCGCATATTTTTTTGATAATTCAAAGGCAATACATTATTTTCAAAGAGATAAACATTAGCATATAATTTTCGAGCGTAACTTATGTAACATTTATGAATAAACTCGTTTAATTTTGGAATATCAATATCTATTTTCTTTTGTTTTTGTGACACCCTGATACTTGTTAGAATTTTTAATTGTGTTATATGGACACATGTTAATAAATCTTCTAAATAGTCGCAATGACTTTTTTTAACAATTCTTTTTGTTTCTTCATCTACTATAACTGCGTTCCATTTGGGAACTCTGGAGAGGAAATTTTGAAATGTCATCAAATATTTCTCTTCTTCATCGTTATCTAAACATAATTTCATTGCTTCTTGGAATATTGATTTGATACCTTCAATTATTAACGGAGTCAATATTGTTACTAAACGAGAAGAATATTCGTTTTTTGCCTCGGAGAGAACATGTACGTTATAATCGTCCATTTACATTTCTAATATATTTTCTAATTTTAACTTTTTCCGCATAAAATATAAATTTAAAATAGTCAACATATATAATTTTTCATTTCTATATTCACTTCTAATCTTATCAAAATAAATTAAATATAAATATTTATTTTTATCATCTTCGTTTTTATAATTTTCTATAAATTTTATTATATCTAAACCACTGTAAGCCTTTTCATATAATTTGTCTACAAAATCAGAACATTTTTCAATTGATTGATAATGTAACTTTTTTACAATATTTTTTTCTAACCAAATTTTTCTTTTTTTTATAAACGAATTATCAATAATATGTTTTTTTTTGTATTCGTGAAAACTAGTAGGAACATTATCTATTGATGGATAAGGTATGTAAATATTACAAAATCTTGATAATATTGGTTTTAATAATCTATTTTCATTTTCAACAAGTATGAAAAAGCGTGTGGTATGACTAAACTGTTCTATACAGCGTCTAAGAGCAGATTGTGCGTCAATAGTCAACTTATCAGCATTAAAGAGAACTATACTTTTAAATAAATTGTTATGTTTATTATGAATGTTTGTTTTCGCAAAAAATTTTAGTTCATCTCTAATAAACCGAATTCCCTTGCTATGTGCGCAATTTACATACATTACATATTGGTTTATTTTTTGTTTGTTATTGTGATAAATATCCTTTATAAATTTGTTTAATATTGTTCTTTTGCCACTTCCGGATGGTCCGTAAAATATAATATGTGGTATTTTATTTTTATTCATGAAAAAATCTAATTTATTTTTTATTTTTGTATGAATATTCAAAGACATCTAATAATTATAATTAAATTATCTCTAACTATAATTATTAAAAAATATTTATCTTTTTGTAACCATTTTTTTTGATTCTGATAACTTATTATATTTATTATATACGTTCAAAAATGTTTGTTTTTTGTTCCTATTGAATCGTTTATAATATATTAGCATAATTATATATCGTTATTCAGTAGTTTCTTCGGTTGTTTCTTCAGTAGTTTCTTCAATAGTTTCTTCAGGTCGTCCATTTCTTATAAAGTCTAATTCCCTATTAAGATATTTTAATGTACTAAAATTTCGTTCATCCAATGGATTATCTTCATTTATGAATTGTTTTATTTCTTGAACTTGGTCATTTAAAACAGGAAAATATGCTCGACGAAAGCTATTAAGTAACAATGTTATATTTTCTTTATCATCTCCCTCTAATTTAAAATCAGTATGTGTTTCCCATGTTTTAATTTTTTCACATATATTTTCAATCTTATCTGTCATTATATATAATCTAAATATAAAATAATATGAAAACTTTACACATTTCTGTTTTAGAATCAATCTATTTGATATTTATGTTTTTATTTTTTAAGACAAATATAGATTTTAATATATTTGATACACCTAACGGGTGGTGGTTTGAGCATTTGTCGGGGAATAATTATGGTTTACGAATTTGTCCATTTGGTAGAGTAGCTATATTTGGTTTAATTTTTATTTTATTAATTAGGCATATTGTAAATATACCAAAATTATTTATAAAAATAAGTTTATTTATATCGGTAATACTTTCATTTATGAATTTAAATGCCGTGGTTTACTTAATTCCTATATGGTTATTAGAATATAATAATATTTAGAATATAATACAAGTAAATTACTAGAAAGTTTATTATTTAATGAAGAATAATTTTATTATATATTAAATAAAATTATTTTAAGCCCAACTCTGTAAGGAATGTGAGTAAGGGTTTTGATTGAAGGCTTCTATCATACCAGGGTTATTTCTTTGACAATCTATTTCTCTTTCTCTAGTATTTTTACCAGATATTTCACCGTGGGTTTGCATACTAGGCAGAGCTTTTGACATACTGGGATATAATTGTGTAGAATTTGTTGCGGTGTTAGAAAAAGTAGTAATATTTTGGGCATATGAGCCTAAACTTTGATTACCAATATTATATCTATCAACTTTTGAAACAATTTCTTTAGTTGGATTTAATCTTGCATTATAATCAGCATCATAAGGTCTAGGTTTAGTAGTACCGCCTTGTGCGGACATATTTCCACCATAATAGCAAGTTGTAGAATCTCTTTTTTGAGCAACAGGGTTTGGTTTTGTTGTTAAATAACCATCTGTGTTTGTTCTGGCTCCTCCCATCAGCATATGTTTAGTATTTTCAGTTTGTTCTCTAATAGTAGGGGCAGGTGTATCATTAGGATTCCATACGGGTTCGGCATGGTTCCCATTTACACCCTGAACATTTCCCATGGGGCGCATATTTCCAACGACATTTTGTTTTCTAGTAGGTCTAAGTAAATCAAGAAGTGGAGCAGTTAAGGCACTTACAACGGTTCCAGCAATTCCTAAAGATGAGCGTTCACTTGTTAACATTCTAGAATTAGGGCCGGCACGAAATCCCTTTTTCCCATAATTATTATCAGAATTACCCCATGCGCCATCTTTTACAGCAACTCCCATGTTTTCGGATTTTAATTGTTGTTTATGAGATTGTCTAAAGTGACCGGCTTGGTATGTTCCTTCACCTTCTCTGTCTGCTGCATTTCCAAAATATTCTCTTGTAGTAGTAATTCTATTTTCGGGTTGTAATATAACGGAGCTTCTAGCTTTTTGAGCTTTTTCAATGCCTGTTGTAGTAAACCATCTTGATTCTCCATGTTCAAATGTTGTATCTGGTCTATTTTTACTTACTTTGGGTTGAAGTTCTATAGATTGTTGTTGCTTAGGTGCGTAAGCTCCTAATACTTGTCCACTGTAAGTAACTTTTGGATTAGTAGCAACACGTAATTGGTCGACTGTTTTGGGTATGTTTTCTTTTGTTCTTTCCATCATACCGGCATTAAATCCGCCGAACCCTTCACTAGTATATCCTTTACCTAATCCAGGCGCTACCTTTATCTCTGTCCATGGTTTAACATTGTTCATTTTATGAGTTAATACTGACCTTTGTCTATTCTGTATAAATTCAGTAGCAATTGGTGTACCATGAACATGTGTCATATTTGATTCGGGTTTAAATAATGGGGCTTGGGCTTGTTTTTGGTTTTGTTGACTTCCCGTTCCAGTATACGTATCTAGTAATCCTTCAAACCCTTTTTCAATATTTTGGGTAGTTTTTGCTCCAAAAAAGGGTTGTTGATTATTATGTTTAAAATTGTTGGGGTTTACAACATTACCTGTTAAGGATTCAAATTTCTCTACTTTTTCACTCATAGCATTTGCTAAAGCTTTTTCATATCCAGAAACTTGATAAAGATTATCTGTAGTATTTTTATATCCAGAGTAAGTCTGTACATTTGTTTCATTCAATAAATCATCTTTTTTTTCAACAGGATAATTTACTGCTGGTTTTTTAATATTGGGCAATGTATTATTTTTAAAATTCTCTAATATTTTAGAATTATTTGGTTTTATTTTTTCATTTTTATTTGAAATAATATACATAGCTCCTAATACTGCTAGAGGTATTGCGATTTCGGCCATTTATATATAAGTAATATATATTTTAAATACTAAAATATACATTTATTTAAGACAAGGTATTTTTGGAACATAATTATCTTTTTCTAAAAGTCTTGTATTTAGGTTGTTGTGAAATTGTAGACAAGTATTTTCCTGAGGATTAAAAAATAAGGGATATTCTCTGTTTTGTGGTAAAGCTCTATATTGCCATGCTGGATGAGTGGCTCTTGATTGGTCTGTCAATGCGCTTTCACATGTAGGATATTCATTTTTTTTAGTATTTGGGGTAGGAAAATTGTGAGGAGTATTATATTTTGTTAATTTTCTGAATACTCCTTTTAAATCACTATCAATGTCTATTGGTGCGCCATTAACAACGCTATGTAAATTTGCTCCCCATGTTTGCATTCTTAATTGCGGGTCATTAAAAAAACATGGATTAGAGCCGTTACCTGGCATATTTAAGGCATATCTTCCGGGGCCGGTTGATTCTTGTAATTTTTTTATAGTTCTGCTTTCATCATAATTGAATCTACAAAAGGACATTATTTATATTAATAATATATATTTTTATTTAAAAAATGATTAAATAATTAATTATATGGAAAATCCAAAAATATGCTTAAATATGATAGTTAAAGACGAGGCTGATATTATTGTGGGAACACTTGAAAATATATGCGATGCTATACAATTATCTTATTGGGTTATTTGCGATACAGGTTCTAGCGATAATACTAGAGAGTTAATTACAAATTTTTTTAAGGAAAAAAATATACCGGGTGAATTACATGATACTCAATGGAAAGATTTTGGTTATAATAGAACAAAAGCACTAGAATTAGCAAAAGGTAAATCAGATTTTGTTTTAATTTTTGATGCTGACGATAGAATATATGGTAAAGTAAATATAGCAAATTTAAAATTTGGTAGTGGTTATCATTTAAATTTTGGTACGGGGATATCATGGAAAAGATTATGTTTAATAGATAATAATTTAGATTGGTATTATTCAGGTGTAATGCATGAAATAATAGGTTGTCATCAGGAATTTGCTACTAGGCATTTAGAAGGTGATTATCATGTAAAAACAAATGTGGTTGTGAGTGCTAGAAATAAACAAGGACAGGATAAATTTCTACATGATGCTGAAAAATTAGTGGAAGCTTATAATAAAGGAGGTGTATTGAAACAAAGATATTGTTTTTATGCCGGAGAATGTTATAGGTTTTCCAGTAAAGATAATTGGGATAAATCAATAGAATGGTATACAAAATGTGCGGATGACAGTAAAGCTTGGGAACAAGAAAGATACTGGAGTTGTTATCAAATTGGTAATATGTATAAAGATATGAGTGACAATGAAAAGGCTAAATGTTGGTGGTTACGTTCGTATGAATATGATACAAGTAGAAAAGAAGCTATGTATGAATTGATAAAATTATGTAGAGAAAGAAATGAGTTTAAACAAGCAGATTTATTTTATAGTATGTTAACGGAAATAAAGGAAGAAGATAAGCCTCATAAATTATTTATAACAAATCATATTTATGACCATTCGTTATATTCTGAGATGTTTATAATATATAATTATGTTCAAAAATTTGATAAACAAATGGAAGTTTTATTAAAATTATTTGAGGGGGAACATGCTTTACCAGTTTATATTAACATGACAAATCATAATTTACAATTTTATTTAAATAACATAAAATCAGATAATTATGAATTTTGTGTAAAATTCTTAAAATATTGTAAGATATTTAATATTCAACATCAAATTAAAGAAAAAATACTTAAAATATTTAATTTATAACTAATTATAATGAATATTTTGATTTATGGAGGAAAAGGTTGGATTGGTAGTCAATTTTGTGAAATATTGAAAAAAAATGATATAAAATATATTTGTTCGTCAAAAAGAGCAAATAATTACGAAGCTGTTATGGATGATTTAGAAACACATAATCCAAGTAATGTAATATCATTTATTGGTAGAACCCATGGTTGTTATAATGGTGTAAATTATTCTACTATAGATTATCTTGAGAAACCGGGTAAACTAAAGGATAATATTAGAGATAATTTACTTGCTCCATTGATAATAGCTAAAGCTTGTCAGAATTATAATAAATCTAATCGTTTTGTTCATTTTACATATTTAGGTACTGGTTGTATTTTTAAATATGATAAAGAACATGTATTTGAAAGTGAAGAAACTGGATTTACTGAAAAGGATGATGCGAATTTTTTTGGTTCTAGTTATTCTACAGTTAAGGGTGTTACAGATAAATTAATGTCATTGTTAAATAGTGACAATTGTTTAAATTTACGAATTAGAATGCCTATAACAAATATAGATAATCCCAGAAATTTTATTACAAAAATAACAAATTATGGTAAAATTTGTTCTATAAAAAATTCGATGACAGTTTTACCTGAATTATTACCACTTGTTGTGAAAATGATGAAACAACAAGTAAAGGGAACAATTAATTTAACAAACCCTGGTTTGATAAGTCATAATGAAATATTAGAAATGTATAAAGAAATAGTAGATAAAGATTTTACATGGAAAAATTTTACAACTGAAGAACAATCAAAAATATTAGCAAGTGAAAGAAGTAATAATTTTTTAAATACCTCAAAATTAGAAGGATTATTCCCGGAGGTAAAAAATATTAAGGATTCTGTAAGAGAAATGTTATTAAAATATGTAAAAATGGACAATAATCAAAAAAATGATAAAAATTATCTCTCCAGAACAAAAAATCTATTAGTAACAGGAGGTTGTGGTTTTATAGGTTCAAACTTTATAAATCTATTTTATAATAGATATCCTGATATCAGGATAATTAATGTAGATGCTTTATATTATTGTGCGGACGTAAATAACATTAATGAAAATATTCGCAATAGTGATAGATATTCTTTGATAAAAGGTAATATCTGTTCGGCTGATTTATTATCTCATGTATTGGAAAATTATAGAATAGATACTGTAATACATTTTGCCGCTCAATCTCATGTTCAAACATCTTTTACTGATTCTTTACAATATACACAAGATAATGTAGTTGGTACACATACTTTATTGGAATGTTGTAGAAAATATGATAAAATAATAAGGTTCATACACGTATCTACTGATGAAGTTTATGGTGAATCAATGTTAGATATGGAAGAAAATAAAAAAACGGAACATTCAATACTTTGTCCTACAAATCCATATGCTGCTTCAAAGGCTGCTGCTGAATCAATCGTTCAATCATATATACAATCTTTTAAAATGCCTATAATTATTACTAGAGGTAATAATGTGTATGGTCCGAACCAATATCCCGAGAAAGTCATTCCCAGATTTATTCAACAATTAATGAATGGAGAGAAAATTACAATACAGGGAGATGGTTCTTGTGTTAGAGGTTTTTTACATGTTTTCGATACGGTAGACGCCTTTATTAAAATATTAGAAAAGGGACAAGTTGGTGAAATATATAATATAGGGTGTGATGAAGATATGGAATATTCTATTCTTTCATTGGCTGAAATGATATATAATTATATATCAGATGATAAATTATTTAAGGATAATATAAAATTCGTAGAAGATAGACCCTTTAATGATAAAAGGTATTATATTACAAACTCCAAATTAAAAAACTTGGGATGGGATA